AAAAACAAAAATGTGAAGTTTATTCTCGGGTTGTTGGTTATCTAACACCAGTTTCCAAATGGAATAAAGGGAAACAAGAGGAGTTTAAAGATAGAAAAAATTATACTATTAATGAACAAATTAAAAAGGAGACTAAAGTATATGATGGATGTTATACCTAATTTTAGTATAGATATGATTGACGAGTTAGATGATTTATATCCAGAAAAATGTGCTAATAAGAAACAAACTGAAAGAGAAATCTGGATGTATGCAGGGAAAAGAGAATTAGTGAGAAACCTAAAGATTCTTAAGGATTCTTTAGAAGATGAAAAATATACGAAGGAGGTAACTTAATATGTGTATGGGTTCATCAGGAGCAAAAGAAAAAGCAGAACCAGAAAAAATAGGATGGGATTGGTGGAATAGACCAGGAATAAACAAAGGTACTAGTGGTAGCTATCAACTCAATAGATTAGCAATTGGAAACCCTTTGGAAACTGCTAGAGGTACTTCTCAATTAAAAAATATAAGTAGTAATAGTCCTAGAGAGACCACAGGTATAGATAGGCCTAAGGAATGGGGACTACCCACCCCAGGCTTAATACCCAACCCAGAAAAACCAGAACCACTACCAAAACCTATATCTCCAAAACCAATTCCAGAAAAACCAGAACCACCACCAAAACTTCCATCTCCAAAACCTCCAGGAATACCTTCAAGAAGTCCTTCAGGAAGAGTTACAGGAATACGTATAAGAGGGGAGAGATAAATAATAAATGGATACAGAATTAAAACAAAGTTTACAATCACGTTATGATAGTTTAGATGCAGAGAGAAGTGCAGTCTTATCGAGAGCTAGAGAATGTTCAAAACTAACTATTCCTGCATTAATACCACCAGAAGGTTCAGATGATAATTCTACTTATGATACTCCTTATCAAGGTTTAGGAGCTATTGGAGTTAACAACTTATCTTCTAAATTATTACTAACTCTACTACCTCCTAATCAACCTTTCTTTAAGTTAGCAGTAGATGATTTTACACTAGCTGAATTTACAGACCAGAAGAGAGCTGAAGCTGAGAAAGCTTTAAATAAAATTGAAAGGACTATCTTTAATGAAGTAGAAACTAAGGCTATTAGAGTACCTACATTTACAGCCTTGAAACACTTAGTAGTAGGAGGAAATGTAGCAACCTACCAACCAGAAGAAGGTGGAATGAAAGTCTTCAGGATAGACCAGTATGTAGTTAATAGGGACTCTATGGGTAATTTATTAGAGATTATCGTTAAAGAGAATATATCACCTTTAGTTTTACCAGAAGATATTAGAGATAAAGTTTTAGCTAAAGTAGTAGATTCAGATGATGGGGATTCTAATAAGAAGGAAGAAGAACTAACTTTATATTCCAGAGTAAAACTTTCAGAAGATGGGAAGCAATGGGAACATATTCAAGAAGTAAATGGTGAAGTTATTGAAGGTTCTGAAGGAACTTATAAACTAGGAGAAAACCCTTATTCAGCTTTAAGATGGTCTCATGTAGTAGGTTCTAATTATGGAAGAGGTTTCGTAGAGGAATACTTAGGAGACCTCAAGACTCTGGAGGCTTTATCTAAAGCTATAACTGAAGATGCAGTGATTGCTTCAAGAACAGTCTTTATGGTTAATCCAGCAGGAGTAACTAGAGCTAAAAAGTTTAAGGATGCTAAGAATGGTGATGTTATTGACGGTAACTCTGAGGATATAGGAACAGCTAAAGTAGATAGACAAAGGGATTTACAATTAATCTTAGAGAGAATTAGTGCACTAGAACAAAGGTTATCTAGGGCTTTCTTAATGTTACAATCAATACAAAGAAACGCAGAAAGGGTAACAGCTGAAGAGATAAAACGATTAGCTAGAGAATTAGAGAACTCTTTAGGAGGAGTATATTCTATCCTTACTCAAGAATTTCAATTACCTCTAGTTAAAAAGTTGATGGTCCAAATGACTAAACAAAAGAAAATTCCCAAGTTACCAGAAGAAGTTACTACTCCTAAAATAGTAACTGGTTTAGATGGTTTAGGCAGAGGAAATGATTTACAAAAGCTTATGAGTTATGCAGATGTAGGTCAGATTTTCCCAGAGCAATTTAGTAAAGTAACTAATTTTCATGATTTCTTTACTAGGGTAGCAACAGCTTTAGGATTTGATACCCAAGGCTTAATTAAAGATGCTGAGACTATGGAAAACGAGAAAACGGAAGGCCAGACTCAAGGTATGCTACAACAAGCTATGCCTGAATTAACTAAAGCGATGATGAACCAAGAAGGAGCTCAAGGAAGCCAAGGCCAAGGAGGCACAGGAGTCCAAGGAGGTCCACAGCAATAAGATTAGCAAACTAATAAGGAGGAATAAATAATGGCTAAAGATAAACCAAAAAAGCCTAAAGAACCTACTATAGGCAGAAAATATAAAGGTAGAGGAGTTTATAAAGGAAACGGACTATATGTCAAGAAGTAATAATAACAGCAAAAGGAGAAAAGGAGGAGGGATAAACTTATGGCAGAAAGCTATGAAGTAGAACCAGAAAAGGAACAACAGGACCCAGACCACGAAGAGGAAATGGTCGCTAAAGTAGATAAAATTAATAAAGAAGCTAACCCTGATACAGAAGAGAGTGCTAGCGAGGATAGTAATGAAGAGCTCTTAGCTGGTAAATATAAAACTGAGGATGATTTACAACAAGGAATCCTTGAGCTCCTAAAGAAAGACCAAGGTGATGATTTAGAATCTTTATATAAGAATTTAGAATCTCAAGTTTTAACAGATGGGGAATCAGAAAAAGAAGCTAGTAAGACTAGTGAAGAAGAATCAGAAAAAGAAGCTAGTAAGACTAGTGAAGAAGAATCAGAAGAGAAAACTCAAGATTCTCCTATAGATTTTAATAAATATGAACAGGAATTCTTTGAAAAAGGTAATTTAGAAGAAGAATCCTATGAAGAATTAAAAGACCAAGGGTTCCCTAAGCATGTCGTAGATAATTATTTAAAGGGTATTAAAGCCGAAGCTAATGACCAAGCTCAAGAGATATTTAAAACTGTAGACGGAGAAGAAAACTATAATAATATGGTTGCTTGGGCTGAAGAAAATCTTCCAGAAGAAGATAAACAAGCTTTTAATCAAGCTGTAACTTCAGGAAATCAAGCTCAAACTAAATTTGCAGTGGAAGGTCTATTTAGCAGATATAATAAAGATGCTGAAGGAGACAAACCTTCAAGAGTTATTGATAAGGGAAAAGTTCCTAAAAATAACTCGGGGTCCTTTCAGAGTCGAAGTGAAGTAACAGAAGCAATGTCTTCTGAAAAGTACCAAAATGACCCCGCTTTCAGAAAAGAGATAGAAAGAAAACTTAAAAATTCAAACGTATTTTAATTAATTAGCCTCCTCTCTCCCAGACCGACAATACACTAGTTGGTCTGGGATTAATAAATTTTTATTTTTGAACTAAACAACTTAAAGCCTGATTGAACTCCTGCTGAGGTGGGAGAACATGAGGACACCTTTAAGAAGTTGAGCAAAAATAGGTTCAAAAGAATAAGGAACAGATGGTATTAACACAATAAGAAACAGAACAAACTCAACTAAATTAAAGGAGAATGATAAATTATGGCTTATAATGTTTCAAGATTAGGTGAAGTAAATACAGCAGGTGGAGATGCAAAAGAACTCTTTATGAAAATCTTTGCTGGTGAGGTGTTGACAGCCTTTGAGACTAATAATTTAATGATGGGACTTACTTCCACTAGAACTATATCTCAAGGAAAATCAGCTTCATTCCCAGTAACAGGTAAAATAGGGTCAAGCTACCATACTCCTGGAGAAGAAATTACTGGTAGTAAGATAGGACATAATGAAAGAATAATCTCTATTGATGGGCTCTTAATTTCAGATGCATTCATTGCTAATATTGATGAAGCTATGAATCACTATGATGTAAGAAGTATCTACTCTACAGAAATGGGTAGAGAACTAGCTAAAAGAATGGATATTAACGTACTAAAAGAAGTAGTATTAGCCGCTAGAGCTTCTTCTGCAGTAGATGGGCTTCCTGGTGGTACTGAAATTATTAATGATAGCTTTCAGAATGATGGAGGCGTAGAAGGAGCTGCAACTACTCAAGAACAAGCTGAAGCACTAGCTGAAGGTTTATTTACTCTGGCTCAGACCTTTGATGAAAAGGATGTTCCAGAGCAGAATAGAGTTGTAGTCTTTAAGCCAGCTGAATATTATATATTAGCTCAAAACCTAGACCTTATTAATAATCTTTATGGAGGTCAAGGAGCAATTGCTGAAGGTAATATTATTAAAGTAGCTGGGATTACTATTGAGAAATCTAATAATCTCCCTACTACAGATACTAGTGTTACAGGTACTTATCATGGAGTGGATGGTACTAAAACTGTAGGAGTAGGTTTAACTAAAGAAGCTGTAGGTACAGTTAAGTTAATGGACCTAGCTTTAGAGAAAGACTATCAAGTAGAAAGACAGGGAACCTTGATGGTAGCTAAGTACGCAGTGGGTCATGGTACATTAAGACCAGAGTGTGCTGGTGAGCTTAAACTAGATACTTTAGTTAACTAATCAATCAATTAAAATAATTAAGGGTAACCTGAAAATAGGTTGCCCTTTTTATTAACCTTCGGAAAGGTAGGTGTTAATTATATTATGGCTATTAGTAAACCTTTAACAGCATCCACAGAACTAGAGGCAGTAAACTTTTTACTTCTTAGTATAGGAGAACAACCTATAAATGACCTATATGTAACTGGAGTATCTGAAGTATCTATCGCTAGGTCTTTGATACATCAAGTAAGTAGACAAGTTCAAGCTAATGGAATGTCTTTTAATCAAGAAGCATCTTATAGACTTCCTTTATCAACTGAAAATGAAATTATAGTTCCTTCAAATACTCTTAAAGTTGATGCTTCAGATACTTCAAGGGATATAGTTATTAGAGGAGATAGGCTTTATGATAAAGAGAAGCATACTTTTACTTTTGAAGAGTCTATAGATGTAGATATAGTATTCTTTTTAACTTTTGGAGATTTACCTCAAACAGTAAGAGATTTTATTATAACTAAATCAGCTAGATTATTTCAAAGTAAAATTGTAGGTTCTCAAGCTCTCTATGCTTTCTCAGAACAGGATGAACAACAAACATATATAACTATGATAAGAGCAGAGAATGATTCTCAAGATTTAAATATGTTAAATAATGCTAGTATCAAAAAAGCATTAAGGAGGTAGTAAATAATGGGTTTAGTTAACACCACTTTATCAGGACTTTATAATGGAATATCACAACAAGCTCCACCGATTAGAGTAGATACACAAGCACAAAGACAAGAAAATATATCTAGCTCATTGACTGAAGGGATTATTAAGAGACCTAATACTACTTTCATTAGTAGTTTAGCTTCAACCTTTCAAGATAATGTATATATTCATACAGTAGATAGAGATTCTGATGAAGAGTATCTTATGATATTTACTGGAGACCCTTTAGAACCTTTAGAAATCTTTACTTTCGATGGAATTAAATGTACTCTTGATTATGAAGATGGACAGGAAAACCATTTAAAAGATTATTTAACCACTAAAACTCTCTTAGGAAATAACTTTATAGAGACTAAGAAAGATATAAAAACTACCACTGTAGGTGATAATACTTTAGTAGTTAATAGACAACGTTATGCTAATATGGATACAACCTCTACCACTAAGCAAACCACAGAGGATGGCACTTATATAGAAGATATAGGTTTAGTTTATATTAAAAAGGGGTTTCCTGAAACTGATTATAATATAAAAATAGTAATTGGAGGTACTACATACGAAGTAACTTATACTACCCCACTACCTACAAGTGATAATGTAGAACATATTAAAACTAATGATATAACCGCTGAACTAAAGACTCTTTTAGATGCAGAGTTACCAAGTTCTTTCACTATAACAGCTGATGGTTCTATAATAACTATGGATTCTAGTGATAAATATACCTTAGAGACCTCAGATTCCTTTGGGGATTCAGCTATGGCTGGTATCAAAGGTTCAGTTCAGAACCTCCAGCGACTACCTCCTAAAGCTCCTGAAGGTTATATCTTAAAAGTTCAAGGGGAAACTAGAACTATAGCTGATTCTTATTATGTGAAGTTTATTAGAAATGAAGAGTATCCTTCAGGTATCTGGGAAGAAACTAAAGGTATAGTTGAATCAGACGGTCAACTTTTAGTAAACGAAATAGATACTTTATCAATGCCTAAAACAATAATTAGAGAATCTCAAAATAACTTTAGAATAGAGAATGTAGAATGGGACCCTAGGAGGGTAGGAAATGATGTTAATGCTCCTTATCCTAGTTTTATTGATTCTAGGATATCAGATGTCTTCTTCTTCCAAAATAGATTAGGTTTCTTATCTGGAGAAAGTGTGATTATAAGTAGGTCAGGAGATTACTTTAACTTCTTTAATGGAACAGCTTCAGAGGTTTTAGATACAGACCCTATAGATGTAACAGTAAGTACAAAAGATGTTACTAAGTTACAAAATGCAATACCTTATGCTGGTCAGCTTTTGTTATTCTCTACTAAAGTTCAATTTGTATTAAATTCAGGAGATTCCGCATTAACTCCTAAAACAGTAGCTATTGACCCTAGCACTTACTTTGATACAAACACAGATGTAGAACCTGTGGGAGCAGGACCAAACATTTATTTCTTAGTTCCTTTTGGTCGCTTTAGTTCTATTAGAGAGTATTACATTCAAGAGAATGCAAGAACTAACAATGCTAATAATATTACTTCTCATGTTCCTAGTTATCTTCCAGATACTATAGATAGATTAGTAACAAGTTCAGCTAGAGATATGTTGTTAGCGATAGATTCAAATGCTAATGAACTATATATTTATAAATACCAGTGGAGACAAAATAAGAAAATTCAAAGTGCATGGAGTAAATGGAATTTCCCAGAAGTAGATGAAGTGTTAGATGCAGTCTTAATCAGCTCATACTTATTCATAGTAGCACGAAGAGGAAGTAAATTAGAGATACTTAGATTGGAACTAGAAGATAAGTTCACAGGAGATTTGCCTTTCAGAGTGTTCTTAGATTATTCTGTAAGTAGACAAGGAACTTATGACGGAATTTCAAAAAGCACTACTTGGGATTTACCTTATTCTTTAGAATCTGAAGATTATATTATTGTAAATGGTCAGACAGGACTTCAGATAGCAGAACAAATAGAACAACCACAACCTAATCAAGTAGAAGTATTAGGAGATTATACTGATAACGAATTCTTCATAGGTATAAAATATAATTCAGTATATGAGTTCTCTAAATTTTATATTAGAGATAACCAAGGGAAACCAAAGCTTAGTGGTCGAGTACAAATGAGAAGTGTTACTTTAACTTTCACAGAAACAGCTAGTTTTAAAATTATCTCAGAGACCAATGGGGGTAGAGAAACAGTTAAACCTTATAATGGGATTATCTTAGGAGAAACAGAATTAGGAACACCTAGTTTTATCTCAGGAGAAGCTAGTTTCCCAATATTAGCTAAATCTTCTCAAGTATCAGTAAGATTAGAAAGTGATTCTTATTTACCTTTTAGAATACACACAGCTAGTTTTGAAGCAATGTTCACAGAAAGGTCTAAACATGTATAACTAGGAGGTTAACATCACTAGCGAAGAGGGAGGAGAAAAAATGGGTTTAACATTAGAACCTTTTGAATTTATAGAAGATGTTTATGATGTTTTATTTTTAACTTTAAGAGAAAAAGATATAGAAGAAATTGAAGCTTTTACAGGCCAAAGTCCTAGAGAAGCTTTAACTCAAATTATTAATCACCATGATATCTTATTTACAATTAAAGATAATTATGATAGAATTTTAGGAATCTTTGGGATAGTTTATAGTTCTCAACATTCTACTGAGTATAAAAAAGTAGGACAAGTAGTTTTTGTAGCTACTAGGGAGCTTTTTGAAACATATAAATTTAGTTTCTTAAGAAAAGCTAAAGTCTTCTTAAGAGATTTTCTACAGGCTTATGATTATGATACTATATTTAATTATTCAGTTAAAGAGAACAAAAAATGGTTAGAGTTTTTAAATTTCAATGTATATGAAACAGAAGTAATCTTTAAAAACCGAAGAAAACCTTTTTACTTCTTCAGTTTAGAAAGGAGATGATGAACTAAATGATTTGGGCAGCTGTAAGTGCCTTTGTATCTGTAGCTAGTGCTATAAGTCAAGCTAAGGCTAGGAATGAACAAATAGATGCACAAAATAGACAAGCAGAGTTAGATGCAAGAAACTCAAGGAAGGCTGGTGTTTTGGATTTATCAATCCTTCAGAGTCAAGTACAACAACTACAAACAGCTACTGATAGTAAAATGTATGATAGAGAGAAACAGGGAGCTAGAGATAGAGCTAAGATTTTAGTATCAGCAGGAGAGGCTAACATCTCAGGAAATAGTTTAATGAGGTCTGTAGCTTCAAACATGGCAGATGAAAGTAGAGACAAAGGAATATATAAAACTAATCTAGAAAATCAGATAGACCAGGGAGCTCTAGAAGCTTATAAGATTAAAACTAGTGCTCAACAGGACCCTGATTATTCTACTAGACCAAGAAGTAACCCTTTCTTACGAGGTTTAGAAGTAGGTATTCCTGCAGGGGTAAATGTATATAACCAATATAAAGAAGAAAATCCAGGAGGTGAATAAGCGTGGTTAGACCAACAAAATTAAGGCTATCTAATAGACAACAATTAGACCAGAGAACTACTTTTGATAATACTACTCCTAATTTAAAAGCCCCAGCTAGACCCATCAATGCGGTAAGACAGGAATCAATTATAGGTTCAGAGGGGGCTCCTAGTAGGTCTTATCAAATAGCTCAGGCTTTAAACATAGCAGACCGAAGAATGCCTAGTGTTATAAGAAGTTTTCAAGAAAGGCAGAAAGCAGAAAAAGAACAAGGAGCTTTTTTAGCTCAACAGGATAAAGAGAAACCTAAAGATGGCCCATATTTAATTGAAGGTTATGAATCTATGGAAGGAGAGCTACATGCTAGACAGTATGCTACAGAAGCTCAACAATACTATGCAGAAAACTTCAATAAGCTAGACCCTCAGGAATTTAATGAAGGTCTAAAAGCTTTAAGTGAACAATATATTGAAGCTGCACCTTCTGATGCTTATTTAAAAAACTTTATTCCTAGAGCTTCAGAAGTAGAGAGTAAGCTTATCTCCAAATATAATACAGATATGGCTGAAGAATTTCAAGAACAATCCTTAGCGTTGACTAGTGAAATAATAGCTGATGAAATAGATATTAAAATACAGGAAACTTTAGGTATTAGTTTAGAAGGTATCACTGGGAGAACTGAAGATTATATTGAAACAGCTATAAGTATAGGGGATTCTGAAATAGGAGAAGTCTTAAGAACAGTATTAACAGAAACTCAAGCTAAGGGTAAAAAACTGAACTTAGATAAACAAGCTATATCAAACTTATTTGTTCACCAAGTAGGAGCACTGGCTATAGAGACAGGAATGCCTGAACTATTAGATTTTGCTAGTATAGAAGATTCTGATAAGATTAGACTAGAGACTAACCCAGAGCTTATGAAAGATATTAAAGCTTATAGACAGAAAGCTGAAAGTAATAGAGATACTATTCTTCAAAGCTTAGATAATAAAGAACAAAAGAGAATAGAATATGAAGAAAGAGAAATAAGACAAGAATTTACAGTAGCAATGGGTAATGTTCCTTTTATGAATACAGATGAAAAGCTAAAGAAAATAAATAAAATGGAAGAAATGCTTTTAAATAACTCAGCTTTTGACGATTTATCAGACCCTCAATTTAGAACTTATCATGATAAACTTATGGATATGAAGAAGGGTCTTAATTCCTTTGCTGATGAATCACAACCCTCAACTTTTGTTCCTTTGTATTATAAAGCGAGAAAAGGTAATCTACAACATACAGACTTAGTAAAGGCATCATCGCAGTTAACTGAAAGTAATTTTAAACTTCTCGCTGGTATGATTTCAGATTATAACCAAAAGAGACGAGAAGCCATGATAGCAGCTAATGAAAATGTTTTAGAAGCTCGTGCAGAGAGAAGAGAAGAAAAGGAAAGAAAAGAAGAAGAAATTTTAGCTAATAAAAAAGATAAAGCTAATGACCATTTTGATGACCTTATGCCTAGAATTGTAGCTCAAATTCAAGATTCTAAAGGTATAAGTGCAATGTTTGAAGGAGATACTAATGAGGCTTTAGAAGCCAGACTAATTATTGATTATGAGAATTTGACAGAAGAATATGGAAGACCCTTGACCGTTAAAGAAATAAATGAATTAATCTTTGACCCTTATGTATACAAAGAGACTGAATATGATACTGCTAATGAATTTATATCGGGAGAAGGATTAAGTAAAACTGCTGATAGTAACCCTGTACAGGATATAACTGAAGGAGCAGAAACTGTAGCTGAAGCTGAAGAAGAGGCAGGTATAATACAAATATTTGATTCAGCAGAAGATTATCTACCTGAAGGATTATCAATATATTCTTATAGTCCTGAAAGACAAGAAAAAGGTATAGAAATTATAAGTACTAAGATTGAGGACGAAGGTTTAACTTATACTGAACTTTCAAAAGAACTACAAGAATCAAAAGTTCTTAGTGGCCCAGAAGGACAAGATTATTTAAGAGCTTATTATTATATGAAGACCTTGAATCAAACTCCTGAAGGTGCTATAACAGGAAGATATATTAATAAGGTACAAGAGGAGCTCCGAGCACAGGAAGTCCCAGAAGAGCTAATTAAGACTATCATACAGGATTTATAAGAGAAAATAGTGTAAGCTAGTTTATTAGCGTAAGGAGGTTTAATAATTAATTATGGATAATAAAAGTATTGATAACTTATGGGATTCTATAGGTCAAGAAGAAGAGGCTAGTAACACTAGCGAAGAAGTAGAAGTAGAGAATAGTGAAAGTCAATCTATAGATACTCTCTTTAATACTCTTACTAATGAAGAAGATAAAAAAGAAGAAGAAGAAGAAGAACAAACTTTACAACAACAACAACATTCAGCTCGTTATGAACTGATAAAGAACCAAACCCAAACTGAGAATGAAAAAGAAGCTAGTGAGGAGGATACAGAAACCTCCTTACAAGAAATAACAGAGACTAGTGAAACCAGTGAGACTAGTGAAAGTCAATCTATAGATACCCTCTTTAATGCTCCTACTGATGGTGATAAAACTAGTAAAGAAGAAGAACTAACTTTACAACAACAACATATTGAACTGATAAAGAACCAATTAACTTGGGCTCAAATTCAAGCTGAAAATGAAGAAGAGGACCAAAGTTTATGGTCAATTGGTTATGATTCTCTTAAATCAGGAATACCTAGAACAGCAGCGGGATTATTAAAGTTTATGCATGAAACTAATTATACTAAATATACTTATAAGAATGTTATTAAAGAGCATGGTTCTATTGAAAAAGCTATGGAAGCTGATGACCCCAGAGCTCTTTTGGCTCAAGAATATAAGACTCAGGACGGAGAAGTTATTGAGACTACTGAATATCTAACGAATATCTCTAATATGGTAGCTCCTGATGTAAAAAAAGATGTTGTATCAGCTTTCTTAGAAGGTAGGACAAGAGACTTCGTAGAAGGTGTAGTTTCAGGGGTAGCTCAGAACATACCTGACTTAATCACTAGAGCTGGGTTAACAGTGGCTACAGGTAACCCTTGGATAGCTACAGCACATATATTTGGGTCTGTAGCAGGTCAGAAGATGATAGAGATGGAAGAGTTAGAAGGATACTCTGATAGTGATAAAATGATTATAGCTGGACTCCAAGGTTCAGTAGAATACTTAGCTGAAAGATTAGGTACTGGTAATCTGCTAAATCATTTAGTTAAACAAGTAGGAATGGAATCAGCTAAAGGTATAGTTAGAACATCCCTAATCAATGGAACTAAAGGTTTTATAATAGAAGGTGTTGAAGAGTTCTCAACTCAGTGGGTCCAGAGTGCAGTAGATTATATCTTTGGTCTTCAGACAGATTGGGATTGGGGTAAGCAAT